GCATCATCTGCCGGTGCCCATGTCATCCGTGCAAGCCACTTATCCCAAAAATTACCGTTGATCTTCATCGTGCTTTTCCTCCGTGAAAAGGCTGTTGAACTCAGTTTGCGACAGGCCCATCAGCGCCAATAGCTGTAGGGCCAAGTCTCGTTTTCCCTGCTGGTAAGCCAGCATTTCCGGCCCCAGTGCTTCCGGCTGGGGGAACCCGTCGACACGCTGATGCGGCTGCATCAGGCGCAGCCCGCCCAAATGCACAAGGTCATCTCCAAGGGCTGGTATATCGCGCGCCGCAGACCGCCATCGTCGCCCGATCGCAATTGCATCACGCGGCTTGGAAAACACCGTCATCAGCGCTGCCATTTTCCAGCTCATGCGGCCACCTCGCGCCCGGCCATCACCGACAAGACTTTGCTGCCCTTGGCACCCAGCCTGCCATTTTTCCGGGTGGCGTCATGGCGCAGCAGCGTATCGCGCACCGTGCGCCAATCGAACCCAGCCAACCCGCAGACTTCACGAAAGTCGCGAGTGCCGATCCAAGACCGCGCCTGCTTCGAAACAAGGCCGTTTGGATCGGACCCAACCAGATCGCGCACGGCGATCAGCAGGACGGACACCCAAAGCTGGCGACAGGCTTCTGCTTCATGTGATGCCATCACTGCCTACCCCCTTGAGGATCCATCAAACCGGCTTGAGCCATATCCTTGGCAATACCACCGGCCTCCTGTGCGCCTTGCATCATCTGATCCATTTGCTGTTGTTGCTGGCGCTGTTCGGCTAACTTGTCTGCCGCCTCGCGAGACCGGAACACGCGCGCCGGGGTGCCATAAGCATCGCCGAGCGTTTCCAGCAGACCATCATCATCGATGCGATCCAGTAGCCGCGGCTTGGCAGATGCGAGCGGTCCGATGTTTTCCAGCAAGCGCACCGTCGCCGTGCCTTCTGCAGCTTTTGCAGCAGCAGTTGCCGCGGATTGATAGGTGACCTGCATTGCGCGGCCTTCCATCTCAGGTGGCGGGGGGGGCAACTGACCGGCGCGCCACAAGATCGAAAACCGGCGCATGATCTTCGGTGCCAGATATTCGCTTTGCAGGCGGCCCTGATAAGGGGCCCACAGCCGTTGGCGCTCCTCGTTGATCGTCATGACCTCAGTCGCGGTCATGCCAGTACGCCCTGACAGGTTGATCAGCGTGTAATGGAACGCATCGCGGATCTCATCGATCTTGGCCTGCTTTTCCTCAAGCGTCAGATTGATACCACCACCGGTTTGCAGCACATCTAGCATCTTGTTGCCATTGACGCCCAAACCGCCGTACACGACACGCCCGGGGCGGATCCGCCCGTTCAGCGGCCAGTCTTCCCGATCGGGTGCCAGAATGGTCGGATCGGCAGCGAATTGGGCAGCGCGCAGGGTGGCGTCATCCATCTGGTGATGCGCACGCGTCGAAGCCAGCGCGACAAAGCCGGGTCCGGTGCCATAGATTGCGCCCGTGTCAACATCCCAACGCGGGGCGTGAAACGGCATCTCGGAATACCCGCTCTGGCGCACAAGGGCTTGCTCGACCTCGCAGGCATAGCTTGACACCCAGCGCTTCCCCTTCACGCCCAACGATCCGTTGCGCCAGTCATCATTGCGCTGGACATGGTGGTAGAACGTGATCTTGTCGGTGCTTCCCGCCTGGGCCATCTCGATTACCTTGGCAGGCAGGTTTCCCTTGAACATCGACATTGCAGCTGCCGGACGCAGCTTGAACCGGCGCACCACTTCACACACATTGCCGAACGCGTCGATCTCATAGCAGACCTCTGCCAGCGACAAGGTGACATCGATGATCCGCCCCTCATTCAGATCGACCTCATCATAGTTCGCCCCGTTCCCGAAGGCAGCAACATCTGCAAACACTTGCAAGGTCGAGCTGTAGAACGGGCTGACGGTATCCTTGAAGCTGTCAAAAATCCGCTGCGCGACAGCCTCATTCCATTCCTTTGCGGGCTGCCAGCTGTTCATATCCTCATCATTGGTCTGCACGCCGAACCAGCGATTTGCCGGGTTGGTCAACGTGCCGTAGAGACCAGAGCTGAAGTTTACCTGGGCCATGATCGGCGCAGATGACAGTGGCTTGCTCATGGTGCGTGTCGTGTGGTCATCCGAACTGAACCCGCCGCGTTGCGGCCGGATCAATTCGGCGATCGCTTCCCAATCGCTCTCATGGCGCGCGCGGTCGGATTTCATCTCATCCCACCGCTGCATTGCCGCCTTGGCTTCCGGGGCCTTTTCCCGAATGGCGAATGGCGCGCTCATTACACGCCACCCATCGTCGCTTTGGCCGGAATTCCGTTCTGTCCGGTCAGAACGTTTGCGGCAGCACCGGCGCGCAGACGGCGAAGACGCGCCTCGATGTCTGCTTGCTGGTTGGCTTCGGTATTGTCCGAGGCAGCGACACGCTGGGCCGGCACACTGGCAGTCTTAGCAAAACACATGATCAGTCCTCTCGATCTTTGGTTTGATCAGGCGATGAAGTCAGGTTGGGCAACCAGGCAAATTGATGGAACAGATCGCGGCCCTCTCGGCCAAATCCGGGCATTGTGGCCTCAAGGTGAAACCCGCAGGACGTCAGAAGTTGCGCGCCAGTCGGGTGGGTCGCCCAGCTGCGCGCCTCGATGCGATGCACGCCGGCCTCTTGTGCAAAGCCCGGCATCTTGTTGCGGATCTGAACGGCCAGCTCAGCGATCGGACGGCGAAAGCGCGTATGGTCGCGCGCCAATAGCGCCGCCTGCGCCACCCCGGCCTGCCCGCTATTGGACAGGCCAAGAACGGCAAAGGGCGTGCCCGATCCAGTGTAGGCGACAATGCTCAGCAGACGCGCAGCATTCATCGCCCGCCAATCGGAAAAGATCGCCAAAGGCGCACTGGGCTGGCCGCGCACGACTTCCGCCTCGATCTGATCCATCGGATCAAGTCGGGACAGAACCGCATGCGCAGCCAGATCTTCATATGGCCAGACCTCGATCATTCAGCGGGCTCGTAGGTAGCCGCGAAGATGTCGGACTTGCAGGGATAGTGTTCGCCTTTAACCCCGCGAATGATCCAGTCTCCAGGAGTTGCCTCCATGACGCCTTCAAGAGTGAATATCTTGAAGATATTGTCGTTCTTCTCGACATGCTGCTGATAATCGTCGAAACCCTCGAACCATTTTTCGAAGTCAGGGTGGCGACCAGTAAAGTCCAAGACTTCTCTCAGATTTTCACCGGTGTATTGGATAGCCTCGATCACCACAGGCTTTTTACGGAACTTCATCACAGCACCCCCGGCGGCAGACAGCTGCCCAGCATCATGCGCCTGCGCACCAATAGGTTCGCGACAAGATCCCGTTCAGCCCGATCAGCAATCCGGCGCCGCTCAATGGCCAGCAGGCGCTGGCGATGAGCTTCGATCTGCTCCGGATCTGGTGGCAGCGCCTCATATCTGCCGGTCGCTTCGTTGAGGAACCCGCTCATGCAGCACCGTCCTTCAGCGCGCGACGGGCGGCATTGGCCCAGTTGGTCAGCGCCGCCTGCTCACCCGCCGTAGCGGTTGCTGTGATACCTGCCATCTTGCAGGCCGTTACGCCAAGCTGGCGCTTGGTGAACTTCAGCTGCTCTTCCGCCGCAAAGCGCGCCACCAGATCGGTGTAATGCGTGCGATGCAGCGCTTCGATGTCAGCCGCAAGACGGCGCAGACGGTCCAGATCGAGGGTGGTTTTTTTCTTGGTCGCCATCGGTCAGACCTCCACCGGGACAGGATCAACGATTGCCCAGTCTTCGGCGAGCATGTCGGTCTGTGATGCCAGCCAACCGATCACCATCGATCCATCAGCTGCACGCATGTCGATGTGAGGCAGAAGCTCGATCTCGCCGTCAGGGTCATTGATCTCGAAAGCACGCTTTGCAGCTGCATGGCCACACTTCGCGAACTTGGCTTCAAAGGCTGATCCGGGCGTCAAGGCCAGCCACATGCCTTTTCCGTTCCAGCCTGCGCGTGCAACGGCTGCGCCTGCTTTCAGCGCGTTCAGAGCTTTGCCAAAATCCATCCCTTCGTAGCGCGGCGGCTCATTCGGCTGCACCTCGCGGATATGCAGATCCTGCGTGTCGAACACGTAAAAGTCGCGCTCTTCGTTCGGATCCACGATCGAGATCGGCCCGCAGATCTGCCCGATCCTGTCTTTCGGCGTCACTTGTACGGGCCAGCCGTGGTTTGCGATCACCTTCACTGTCGTCGTCATCTTTTCACTCTCCATAGGGATCGAGCACGCTGTGCCCGGTGCTAAGGCCGCCACGATCCCCGGACAGGGACGGCCCTCCGTTGTGGCCAATCAGGCCGCGATTATCCGGGGTATTGGGTTCGGTGGTTCCATCGCCGCGCACGCGGCTCAGCAGCAGGTATTGCAGCGCGTCCATCACGTTCGCTTCGGTCAGTGCCTTATTGGGCACCTTCACCTTGTCGCCCTTCTGGTTGACTTCGAACGCCCAGACATAGCGGGCCTCGAAACCAGCGATCAGAAGCTTGCAGGACGGATCAATCAGCAGCCCAACGCGCCCGGCCGATGTGGGGGCCTCAAGAGCTGCGCGAACCGCCTCAAGACGCGGCTGGATACGGTTTGTGCCAATCTTTTGCGGGCGGATGCGAAACCCTGCTGAACGGCTGACGAGCTTGTTCCAGGTCGCGTTCTCATCCGCAGCTTGGCTGGCACCATGCTCGCCCGCCATATCGCCCCAGCCGCCTTCGATCCGCAGCCCGGCGAACCGGGTTTCCAGCAATTCCGCCAAGCGCATGCCAAAGGTGCGCGCCATCAGGCGTTCGTCGGGAAAGTGCAGCTCACCAAGGATCTGCCAGAAAACACGCTGATTGCGGCCAACACCCTCGGTCAGCACCTGCCCGATCACGGCAGCGCCTTTGAAGCCCTGATCCAGCCCGACGCACAATGGCACGCCCGGCCAAGGCGTCACCGGAACATCCGAGACATGCACGCGCCGGCTGAACTCGCGCTGAAACACCGGCTCACCGGCCTTGGTATGAACGATCTTGTTATAGACCAGCCGATCGATCTGATCGCCACGGCCCATCAGCTTCATGGTCGCAATCTGTTTTTGGTAATAGGTCGGGCCAAGGTTCTGCAGGTTCTCTGCACCGCCCTCGCCATAGCCCGGCTGGCGATAGAAGCTGATCTTGATCGCCTGCGCCCCATCGGGCAACTCGGCATTCATCAGATCCATCAGCTCCGCACGCTTGGCCTCATCATGGAACAGGCCAACAGCCCAGTTGTCCGGCTCTGGCGCGTTGAAATCACCGACCATCTGGCCATAGTCACGCACGGCATCGGGATAACCGCGATAGTGCTCTTGCCCCGGATAGCGCCCGATCCGGGTAATGCCGTTCACGATCACGTCGACCGGGTTGGTGTCCATTTCGTGCAGCCACATATCGGTGGTCTGCAACCCACGCATCGAACCTTGGATATCATCCCCAAAGGCCATGAACTCGACGGTGAAGCGGATCTCGCCAGACCAGTCGCCCTCGTGGCCTGGGGGTGGCGGATCATCGAGACCATCTTCAAACACGATTTCGAAACTCACCGGACCACCGCGCCCACCGGCCCAATCGCCCATGTGCTTGGGATAGACCTTCAGGAAATCCGGGATCGTGGTTGACCACAGCTGGCGATAGGTCGCGCGCACGATCGTCAGCTTGTAGTGGCGCCGCCCATCGATCACTGAACGCGGCATGCACATCGCACGGCGCAGGCGCGACTTCAGCATCGTTGTCGTTTTGCCCGAACCGACCGGCCCCTGAATGCCCACAACTGCCCCATCGTCCCAATAGGCCGCTTCCGCGATCGGGCCGGGGAAATCCTCTGGCGTGTCAAGATCGAGCTTGTCAGCCCCGAAATCGCTCGCTAGCATCCCTATTGCCTGTTTCGCGTCCATCTCCAAAACATCGGAAACGTTCGCGTCACCCCACACCCCAGTGCCGGTTTTTTCCAGTTCGGGTGCCTGCCCCCCCTGACCCCCTTTGGTGCTTTCAAAATTCGCGGTCATGCCCGTACCTCAATTGCCCGGAAAATGAAGGGTGGCCTCACTGTGAGGGGCAGAGAAGAGCGCGCGGCGACGGCCCCCCCGGGGTCGAGCCCGAGGCCTTGAGGGGCGGCGGCAAAAGGCAGGGGGGTGGTCGAGGCATCGCCCAGGGCGCGCACGAACGCCAAGCACAACTGATTTTTGATCAGTGACGCAAAGCGAATTTTGCGTTGTGTTTTCAATGACTTGATCATTCCGTCCGATCCTTCCCGTCCGACGATGCGCCGGACGAATTCTTAACCTCTTGATTTTGCTTGATTTCATGCGGCATCGGCGGCGGGCCAATCCGACGCGGCTTTGCGGTCACGTCGCGGGCATCATCGCCAGCCCGACGGGCAGCCTGCGCAGGCATCGGCATCAGGATCGGCGTGATGTTCGCCGTCACCGCCACATCGGGCGAGGCCTTCGCCGCCGTGTAGGGCATCACCGCCTCAAGCGCGCGCAGGATGATCGTGTATTGCTGGGCGAACACATCGAGGCGCATGGCGCTGGTGGCCCTAGGCGCAGCCTTCTCACCGATATGCGCCCCATCAAACGCCCAGGTCAGGATCCGCTCGGCACGCGCCATCGCCAGCGTGATCGCATCATCGCGGCTCCGCAGCCCGGCGATTTCGGTCAGTACATCCTCAGGCATCCGCATGCCCTGCGACGCCAGCCAATCGCGCAGCTGCGTCGAGGCCTTGTTCTTCGCGCCTTTGGGCCGTCCACCCGCGACAGCCTCATCGCCACCCGCCACCTCGTCGGGCAGGAAGGTCAGCTGCTCACCCAGATCCCGCTGCTTTTCGATCCGCGCGGCCATCGCCTGCGCATCGCGTTCCCATTGGTTGTTTGGCTTAGCCATAAATACCCCCTATTTTGGGGTGTTGTGGGTAAAAGCCAAAGCAATTCAGATACTTAAGGCAACCCACAACGGCAGCGATTTTGAGCGTTGTGGGCTGTGTTGTGGCTAACGCTCTGTTTTTTCTCTCTTTTTCTCTATCCACAACGGTACAACGGTAAAGAGAGAGAGAGCTATAACGCGTGTGCATGCGCGCGCGCACACACGCGTAAGAGGGCAAATCTGCCGTTGTGGCGTTGTGACCTGATGCTAACTGATTGATTGCGATTGTTTTTTGCCCACAACGCTGCCCACAACACTGGATTTTCTTACCGTTGTGGCGTTGTGGCCCGGACCCATGCCCGTAGAACCATCGCGCAGGCGTATATTGGCACATCAATGGGGTGCGGGGAAAGCACAAAGAAACCCGCGTAATCAAAGACCTAAAGATCGCGTGGCGCATCAATATGCATCCTCCCAGCCTTCTGGCATCGGCGGCGCAGCCGCGCCATCATGGGTCGGGGCAGATCGATCCATCGGGAACGCCAGCATTCCACCGATCGAACGCAGCGGGATATACACACCCCGCGCGCGCTGCCCTGCGAGTGTGAGCGGGCTGGAGACGGGCACTGCATCGGGCACACGCTTGGCAGATTGCGCCCAGACACCACCCGCCCAGCGGCTGTGATCGAACAGCTTGCGCAGACCGGGCAGCGGCGAATTGGCAATGAACAGCTCAGCCGCCTCACCCTCACCACGCACGCGCAGTCCCGCCTTTGCCAGTTTCTCGTTCGCCCGTTTGGCTGCCTGTCGGCGCACTGACGCATCGATGTCACCACCCACGTCCTGGTCACCACCCGTGACCAGCTCGCGCGGGGCAGATGGCAGCTGCGCAGCCGCCATGATCCAATGCGCGACGTTCCACAGCTCACCGCGCCGATACACATCGAACGGTTGACCAATTAGGTGCTGCAGCATGTCTTCGGCATCTGAGCCGATCTCTTCGGTCTCGATCTTGGCGAACTTGGCCACCTTCTCGGCCCATCCGGTCAAAATATCGCTGCCCTGCTTTGGCAGTGCCTCGTGCAGCGCCATGTCGGCCATGGCCATGGTGGTGGCATAGTTATCGCCGTTGCGCCCGCTCAGACCAGCATCTGACAGCGCTGCGCGCCATAACTCCAATCGCTCGGCCCATGTCGGCCAGCGATCAATCAACAATCGCTTCAGGGCAGCCCCGCGCCCGCGCCAGGTCCGGGGATCCATCACCAGTTTTGGCGTGTCCGCAGCCAGCGGCCGCAAATGCAGTGTGATCAGGCGTGATCTATCCTGCGGGCCCATCGATCCGGGGATCAGGATCGAGGAAAACAGAAACGCTGAATAGACGTTGCCGCTGGCCCCCTTCTGATCGGCGGATCCGCGCAGCCATTGCCCACCCGATGCCGCAACGCGCGCCAGCGTGATAATATCGCGCTCTTTGCTCGATCCCTCGTCGCCCGGCTCGAGCTCATCGATCGCGACGGGCAGCGAGCTGTGGCCCAGACGCGACGTGATCCCGCTTTTGGTCGGGTCATTGGACTGGATCAACCCGCGCTCGCCGCCGTGCAAATGCTTCAACAGATCCTGAAACGCCGATTTGCCATAGGCCTTATCGCCAGTCAGCCAATAGACCGGCCGCCAATCCAGCGCGCCGCATAGCATCTGCACGCCAATCATGCCCAGGGCGATCATGGGCGTGGTGTCTTGCCATTCCCACTGCCAGCTTTCCAGCGTCTCCAATGTCTCGGCCGCAGGATCGCTGCGCCCCACCTTGATCGCCGGATCAGGGATCGGCGGATAGGCCGGATAGATCTTGCCATCGATGTCGCGCGGGCTCACGTCTCCGCCATCGGTGATCAGCTTCTGGCCGCAATGATAGATCAGCGCGCCATCATCATTGATCCATGCGCCCACGCCGCGCACTGCGCCATCAGGGTTGAACAGACCCTTTTCCGAACAGGCACTGATCATCGCCATGCTGGCGGCGGTCTGGTCGAACCGGTCCTTTTTGCGCGTGGCCGGCTGCCCATCCTTGGGCGGGTTCCATAGCGCGAATTTCTGGCACAGCAGCTCGATGCGATCGCCAAACAGGTGCATGATCACCTGCGCTTCGTGCTTTTTGACAGCTCGCAGCTGGCCGTGGCGATCCAGATAGTAGCTCAGATCGCCATTGACGCCCAAAGGGGTGACCGGGCAGTCATGCCAAATCTCGCCCTTGGGCCGCTCGCGTCCTGGGGGCTTTGATGGTGGGTCGGGGCGGCGCGGTGCTTTGGCGGATGGTTCAGGCTTGGCCGCAACCGGCGCGCCTTCCAGCTCCGCGCGCAGATCCCCCATCGGATCGATCGGACGACGCTTGCCAGCCTTTTTGTCTTCGAGCGCATCAAGCGCAGCCTGACGCTTGGCTTGCCGCTCGATCTCAAAATCCGTGATGTTTTCTGAGGTGACGTCACTCATCGCGTGCCCCCTCGCTGTCGATGTTCGCCTGCTCCTGGGCGAGCACTCCCAAGGCAAAATCGAGTGCATCGAGATATGCGGCATATTCCTCATCGCTGCCTGGCACGGCGAGCCGGAAGGTTTCGCGGTGCTTCGCGATCAAATCATGGATCCGTGTGATCGTCGTTGTGCGCGTGGTCAAGTCAGCGGCATCTACACCGGCGGCTTGGCACCATCCGTTGATCCGCTCGCTCAGCGTTGCACGTGCGCTCTCGATGCTCTCGGCGCGGTTCCATAACAGCGGCTTCATGCGGCCCATTGGTAGCTCGCAACACCAAGCAAAATGCTTGCCATCTGCATACAGACCACCCACGACGACGTCTCCAAGATATGCCTGTTCGACGGGGGATCCGGGATATGTGGGGCGGAAGGTGATCATGGCTCTACCTCGCCGTCGAGATCATCGGCGAGCGCACGCAGATAAGATGCTGCTGCTACAAGAACAGCGCCATCCAAAACACCCATCGATCGCCCATAACCGGGAACCTCATAGTCGCTGAGCAAAAGCACCCTGCCCTCTGCATCGAGGACAATTGCCGCACGCCGAAGGCTCTCAGCATCTGCCATCCTGCGAGCCTTGCGAGCCTTATCCACCATGCATTCCTTGGCTTGCGCATGCTGACATAACTCCTCGCCATCCAGCATCGCCAACAGCCAGCGCCCCGCTTGGCGCAGCCGCTCAATGGGGTGGTTCATCAACTGTGTCATGATCTGCCCTCGTGTGTTGTTGCGCACGCCGTTGCATCAGCGCGTCGTTTAGGTCTTTGCCGCCATCGCCATTGCGCCAGACGCGCACCTCGCGACCTGCAGCGGCATGTGCGGCAATGGCGCGATCCAGCGCCTCACGCGCTTGCACGCCCTCGTCCTGGTCAGCGACCAGCGTCAGCGACCCGATGGCCTCGGGCAGCGCGACATTGGCGAAATTCGACAGGCTGATCGCGGCAAGCACCCGCGCATCGGGCAGAACGATCGCGCAGCTCAGCGCGTCCTCGATGCCCTCGGTCAGATAGACATGGCTGCCCGGCGTAGCTTCAGCCAAACGCTTTCCCTTACCACCGCGCGGACCAAGGCCACGCCACAGGTGGATCGTTGCGCCCTTGTAATCGCCCAGCACCTTCTTGACCTCGGGCAGATCCGCTTTGCCCCAGCGCCCGCGTGCATCAAGGCCCAGATAGGTGCGGTGACACGCCACGGCATTTCCCGCCAGATCGCAGGCCAGCGCCAGCATTGCCGGAAACCGCCCCTCGATGAACTCGCCTGTCTCGGGATCCACATGCTTGTAGAAACACTGCGGGTGATAGCGCAGCGCCCGCGGCTGAAACCCCAGCAGCGACAGATCGATGCCGCGCGCATCACGCAGGTAATATTCCACCGGCGTGCCCTTGATGCGCTCTTGCGCCGACAGCCACAGCGCAAAGGCCGATTTGCGCCGCTTCTCGCGTCGGGCCCGCTCGTCACGTGCAGCCTCTGCTTGACGCGCGCGCGCGCGATCGGCAGCGGCCTTGCGCCGCGCCACATCTTCGGGGCTGTCCGATTGCAGACCCAAAAAGCTGCGCGCTTCGCGAAAGGCCGACTTGGCATCGCATCCTAGCGCCAGCGCGATCAGATCTTGCAGATCACCATGATCACCAGTTGCGTAATCGTTCCAGCGCCCGGCTTTCGGCCCCGAGATCCACACGACGAACGATCCGACCTTGCGATCGGCGCGGCCGGGGTTCAGCGTCCAGTAGCCACCCTTGTCGCGATAGCTGCCTTGCGACCACGGCGCGAAATGCAACGCCACGTCTTCAACGCGATCCAGCAACATGCCTTTCACGTCCTCGACGGTATATGTCTGGCGCGCGGCACTCATCGTTTAGCCCTCGATGCCGGCGCGCGAGCGCAGCACTTGCAAGGTGCGCGATTGTGCTTCCATGCCATCGCCGAAAATCAGATCGCGGTAGCGCGCCACCATATCCGGCTTTGCGCGCCCCAGCTGGTCAGCTACGACAAACCAGCTTTCGCCGCGCGACAGCATTTCGACCAGCTCGTAATCCGCATCAGCCGTCCAGCCATTTGCATAGCCAATACCGTTCAGATGGATTTCAACTGCGCGCCACCAGGTGGGGCGGTCCGGGGCGCCCGCAACCGCCCTCGAACCGCTTGCAGGCATATCCCGCTGCACGTCGGGGCCTTGAGGCTGCACCACCGCTTCGACCGGTTTCGATGCAGGCTCTGCGGGCCCGCTGGTATTTTTTGCGATCTTTGGCGCTTTCTCTTTGCTCAGCTTTCGCAATTTTATTGTTGTTGCGGGCAGCGGGCGACCCAATCGCTCCGCCGTTTCGCGCAACGTTAAACCCTGATTGCGCAACTCCAATGCGCGCGTCACCTCATCATCAGTCCACGGTTCACCGGCTCGGACAGGCACAATGGGATCACTTGGTACCGGCGCGGCGGGCGCATCTTTGGCGACAGGTTCAGCCACCGGGGCAGCGTCAACAACCTCGACCGGATCTACAGGCTTCGCGCCATCGAGGACTGCGCGGATCTCGCGGGTGATCCGGTCATCCTT